TGCGCGGCCAGAAGGCTGTCGGCGTAAACGACAAGCCGGGCCGCGCCCTCAACATTCGTCCGGGTTACGCCCTGGTTCCGATTGAGCTGGAAGATACCACGTTCCAGTTGATCAACAGCACCTCCGTTCCTGGTGCCGATGCCAACTCCGGTATCAGCAACCCGCTCAAAGGGTTCGCTGAGGTGATCGGCGAGCCGCGCCTCTCCGATGCCAGCGCCACTGAGTGGTATCTGGCCGCCAAGGGTGGCGACACTATCGAGGTTGCCTACCTGGATGGCATGGATACCCCGTGGATTGAGCAGCAGGAAGGCTTCACCGTTGACGGCGTGACTACCAAGGTGCGCATCGACGCGGGTGTTTCTGCTCTCGACTATCGCGGCCTGGTCAAGTCGAACGGCAAGTAATGGGAATGGCCCGCCAGATGGCGGGCCATCTTTTTGGCAAACAACAGGAATAACAACATGGCAAAGAATTTTGTTTGTACCGGCACCCAGATGGCGTTTGTCGCACCGGACGGTGGTGTGGTTTCCGGCAAGCCTATCAAGATTGGCGCTCTGACCGTTGTCCCGCTGGAGACAGCTGCCGCTGGCACCGAGTTTACCGGCGCCCTGTCCGGTGTCTGGTCTCTCCCATGCGACACCGCATTGGCTATCGGTGCCGCCGTCAAGTGGGACGGCACCAAGCTGGTCGCTGACACCACCAAGGACGCGGACGACTTCGGCAAGCTGGTCAGCAGCGGTGCCAGCGGTTACGCCGAAGCTCTGCTGGTTCAGTAATGAGCCGATTTGATCGCCTGACAGTCCGGCTGGATGCGCGGGTTAACTTGGCTCACGCATCACCTTACAGCCTGATGCTAAAAAGCGGTGTCAGCATGGAGGTTACTGCCATCTGGGACACAAGCCTGCAGGAGGCGAAGGTGCCAACCGGCAGCAGCAATCCTCGCGGGGTGCGCGTGGCCAGCGAGCAAGGGGTGCTGACGGTGCTGCAAAACCGGCTGCGCCGTGAGGATGTGATGGGGGCAGAAGTGGAGACCCCGCTCGGCACCCGTTGGGTTGTGGATCTCGACTATACCGATGCCACCACGACAGTGCTGATGCTCGGCTTGGCCGGTGACGCCAACCTTCCGGCAGGCACCGGAACCCGTTTTAGCAAGACCAACATATGAGGTGACGGCTGTGATGTACCTGTTTATCGACGATGCAGACCTCGCAGCCGTCATCGACCAGTTCGCGGGCCTCGACCAGAAGGTGATATCGCTGGCCTTCCATCGAGCCATGAAGCGAACCGAACAGAGCGTTATGTCGCAATCGCGCAAGGTGCTGCAGCAAGAGCTGGAGCTACGCAACCAGAAGTCGATGAAAGCCCGTGTCAGAACCTATATCCGCCCTGCCGCGTCAGATATGGCGGAAATGAAGTTCTGGTTCGGGATGAACGACCTGAGCCCCAACGCATTCAAGGGCACCCCGAAGAAGACCCGGGGCGGCCTGATGTTCAGGGGCAGCTATTACGACAAGGCGTTCGTCAGCCTGCGTAAGGGCCGCAAGGTTTTTATGCAGCGCGAGACAGACATGCGATACCCGATCACCAAGCTGACCATCCCCATCCCGGACGACATCGTCGTCAAAATCGAGGATGAGGTGCTGGAGCGGATGCCGGATATCTTTATGCGCCACTTCGAGACCGACCTGCGCGGCCGCTCCAAGAGCAGCCAGTGGGCCACGGTATTTAGCAGTGGCCAGCACGGCAGCCTCGATAAGGCTGTCACCAACATCATGAATCCAGGTAAAAAGGCCCCTCGCGGCGCCAGATAGGGTTTCCCATGAAATACGACATAACCACCCCAAGCCAGTATCACGATGCGCTGGTAGAGCGGCTGCGCGTTAATCTGTTTGATGGGCTGGCAATCGAGTCATACGACGAATGGGGCAAGGTTGAGATTAAGTGCCCAACCATTCTGCTCCAGTGGGAGGACAGCCACCCTGGCCAACGCCAGAAAGATGGTCGTTACGCCCACCAATTCATGCTCACTGCGCACTGCATCATCCCGAAGGGGGTGCCGCGAGCGCTGCTGCAGGCTCTGGACTTGGCTGCTGAGGTTGAGCGCTTGCTGGAGCGACGAGCCCTGTTCAAGGAGCCTGCGGCTGAAGCTGGTCAGCCAGACGTGCTGCTGGTCAAGTCCGACCAGGTTGGCATGCCAGAAATTCAGGTGAACGGCGATACCAGCTATTTACTCGGGATAGACGGGGTTGAATCTCGTGGTGTGCAGTGGCTGCAGCCACTCTTCCTCGGCCGATCTGCCTTCTCTGGATCAGAAGTGCGCGGGGGCATTGCCTTCGCGATGAATCCAGATGACCCGGACAACCCCAATTACTATCGCCCTCTGGAGTAGCCATGTTTGAAACGATGCTGGCGGCTGCTCTGCAGCCGGTATATGACCGCCTCACCGAGCTGGAGGAGGCCAACGAGCGCGGAGGCCGCCGCACTCGGCAGGCCATCCAGCTCGGCGTGGTCAAAAAACTGAAGGGAACTCGCGTGGTCATCCAGATCGGCAAGGCCCACACCCCGCCCATCAAGTGGTTCTCTTTGTGGGCCGGTGAGGCCATGACCTGGCGGGCACCCTCAGAGGGAGAAATGGCGCTGGTGCTCAACTACGGCAGCGGCGACCGAAATACCTCCTCCATCGCCCTGGTCGGCGTGGATTCTGAGCGATACCCGTTCCCGGTAGATGATCCCAACCTTGTGCATCAGAAGCTGGGGGATACAGGGGCGCTGCTGGAGTGGCAGCTGGACAACGGCAAGCTGCGTATCGTCGCGCCAGGTGGCACCTTGCTTGACACACCGCTGCTAGATTGCACCGGCGAGGTCAAGGATGCCGTCCGCACGATGAGCGCAGACCGTCTCATCCACAACGACCACGATCATCCACATGGCGACCCGACAGTGGGCAAGGCGAATCAGAAACAATGATCGGCATCGACCGCGCCACCGGGCGCACCATCACCGGGGTGGATCAGCTGGCCTCTCGCCTGCTGCAGGTGTTTACCACGCCGAAGGGGGCGCGTAATCGCCGCCGCGAGTTCGGCAGCGATGTGCCCACCCTGCTCGCCCATCTGGTCAATCCGGCCATGGTCGGCGTGGCCAAAAGTTACATGTTTGACGCCATGCTCGATCCCGCCAATGGCGTGACCGACTTTGCGGCAAAGAAGATCGGGATACAGCCCACCGAATCGGGCTGCATCGTGCTACTGGATGGCCGCTGGCACGGTCAGGACATCACCGTGAGAGTACCCCTCTATGAGCTTCAATCCGATAACCGATAAGGTTCCAGAGCCGGATTTGCTCGCCGTGCAGGGCACGGAGGAGCAGCTGGCCGAGTTAAAAGCCCTGGTGCTGGCCACCATCCGCGCCGTGCGGCCAGATGATGAAGCTGCAGTGGCGGAAACCTTGGCCAACGAGGGCGAGGTGCTGACCATCTCTCTGCAGGCCGTGGCCCAGTACATCACCACCCGCGACCGCCGCCTCAATGCCAAGCTACGCAGCATGCTGATGCTGTGGGCAGGCGGCACCGACCTTGATGCGCGAGTGGCTGAGTACGGCGTCCGCCGGCAAGTCATCAAGCCTGCAGATCCCAAGGCATATCCGCCTGTGCCAGCGGTGAAGGAAGATGACCAGACCGTGCTACAGCGGGCGCTGCTGGCCCCCTATGGTTTTGCCACCACTGGCAGCCTGCTGGCGTACCGCTACCACGCCATGACGCTGGGCGAGCGCCCCCGCATCACCTTTGACAGCGTGAGCGAGGGTGAGGTGGTGCTGCGCTACACCTTCGACGGCACCAGCCGCGCTGCCGAGGTGCTCGATGCCGAGGCGGTGATGGCCAAGCCGGAGAGCGGGCTGATTGATATCTACCTGCTATCCCGCACCAACGCTGGCCGAGCCAGTGACGATCTGATGGCGTATGCCACCACCTACCTCAACCGCGCCGATGTCCGGCTCGGATCCGATGTGCTGACCCTGCACCGGCATAAGCCGCGAGAGTACCGGATCCGCGTCAGGCTGACCGGCAGCCAGTGGCCGGGTGGGCTGATAGACAAGGCCGCCGTCGAGCGCGAGCTGGACAGCTATGCCGAGGCCAGCCGCCGTTTCAAAGCCGAGATTGACCCTGGCCGCATCTATCACCTCTGTCAGCTGGAGCAGACTGTGAAGCGGGCCGAAGTGCTGGAGCCTGCCGCCCCGCTGGTGATGGGGGTGGGCGAGGCGCCGCATTGTATCGGCATCGAGGTTGAGGTGGTCTATGAGTGACAGCCTGCTGCCCGATAACCGATCGCCGCTGCAGGTGGCCATCGAAAAGGCGGTGGATCAGGTGCTGGCACAGCGTGAAGCCCAGCTCCCAGCCAGCCTGTTTGATGCGATGACCGTTCCTCGGCAATACCTGGTAGCGCGAGCAATCGAAACGGGCGTCGCCGACTGGTCGCCCACCGACAGCGAGCAGATGCAGCGGATGACAACCCGCGATGCAATCCCGCTGCACCGCCTCTCTTGCACCTGCGCCGGCATTCGCCAGAGCCTGCAGGCGCTGGGCTATGACGCTCGGGTCTATAGGGTGCGCCGATACGTGTTGGCCGTAGAGGCCGAGATTGAATCTGCGCCACTCACCCCCGAGTTGCATCGGCGTGTGATGAACCGGGTGACCACCTACAAGGCGGGCCGCGACAGCATCGAGCTGGCCTTTGCCCGCAGCGCCCAGGCAGAAAGCTACATCGGCACCGTCAGCGAGTGCGCAAAGGTGATCGACGTACTCGCCTGGACAGAAACAGAACACGAAACCGAATTCGAGCCGCTTTACCTCGGCTTGGTGTGTGAAACCTATATCATCAGCGAGGCTGTGCATGTCTGATTACCGAGCGTATCCCACGCAAGCTGGCCAGAACTTCGAGGCGCTGGCCAAGACGATGGGATACCCCATTCAGGTCGCGTGGGTGGTGATAGGCAAAGGCATCCTGCCTGATGACCAGTCACCCTATCTGCAAACCAAACTGCTCTCCGAGATCAAGCGATTTCCGGCCGCCGTTCGGCGTGATGAGAACAACCCAGGGATCTGGATTGCCGAGTGCTCCATCCCCGCTGACGACAACATCGACGGCAAGGGCTACGTCATCAATGAAATGGGGCTGGAGCTGGGGCTGCAAGGGAAAGGCATTCTCTATGCCTATCGCCGGGTTGCAGGGGATGTAAAGCAGGTTATTGCCGATGGCTCGGCCACCTCTATCTTCTACCGGATCCAGTTTATCCCGTCCAAAGATGCCATCGTCAACGCGACCATCGACCCGACCATTGTTTGGGCGTCACAGCAGCAGCTGCAGGCGGTGATGGAGCAGCACAAGCAAGACCCCGACGCACACCCCGAGTTGACCACGGTTGCGACAGGGGCCATGACCGCCAGCGGCACTCACTGCTTCTATGCTGCGGGCACACTGACCTTGCTGGAGGCGGCAGAGCTTGGTTCAACCGTCCGTATTCGCCTGGACTATGGGGTGCCATCGGACGCAGTGTGTCTGCTGGTTGTCGATGACCAATCAACTATTTCAACTCGTCTGGGGGCGGACAAGCAGATCCGTCTGGCAGAGAAAAGTCGCGAGTACATCGCGGTTAAAACGGCCACCGGCTGGAGGGTATCGTGATTACATTAGGAGCAAGCGGCGCATCATCTGCCGGATTTGGGCGTTTTCGAAATCGCATCGAGCTGTTTGACATCATCCCTGGCACGCGCCAGCTAATAATCCCAACCGGATGGAGCAAGATCAGGGTAGCTGTCGTAGGCGCTGGGGCTGGAGGTAGAAACGTATCATCTGCGGCCAGAGGGCAAGGCGGCGGCGGCGGCGGCGGAGGTTATGCAGAAATTGAGATCGATGTAGCTCCTGGTCAAACATACACATATACCGTGGGGGCAGGAGGAGATATTAATCAGGATGGCAGCACAACCAGCTTTGGGGCGCTGCTATCTGCCACGGGGGGCAAGACAGCGACCGATAACGCAACCTCAGCGAGTAAAGGTGGTACAGGTGGGAGTGGTATCGGTGGCACCATCAACAAAGCAGGTGGTGCTGGAGGTAACGGATTCGATGGTAGCAATGGAGGCGGAGGTGGTGGAGGTGCATCAGGGTCTCGTTACGGTGTTGGCGGCGCGGGAGGTAATGGAGAAGCATATATCAGTGGTATGGCACTAGGTGGAGTTGGGGGCTCATGGGAGGGATATCCACGACCTTTACTATATGACGATGGGTGGGGGCTAGGTATTACTCCACACGATCTTCCACTGGATGCCGACCTGACACTTGCCGCCTTGCCAGCAAGTTATTACCTATCAGTTTATAGCCGCGTTGGACAAGGAACATCAAATTCAGCCAACCAAGCAAATCTTGGAGGCGGTTCTTGCGCTAATCGCGGTAGCACTTCATCAGTGCAGCGCGGCGGTATTGGCGGCGGTGGCGGTGGTGGATACAGCACCTACACAGGAAGAGGTGGCCCGGGGGCCGTGATTGTGGAGGTATTGGCATGAAGTTCTATGCACGACTGATTAACGGCACGGCCACCGAGATTTGGAACGATGGCGGGCTGGGAATTGCCCCTGTTGACGTACACGTTCCCGAGCTGGCCACCCAGTTTATCCCCTGCCCATCAGGCACGCTGCCGGGTGCCAGTTACGATGGCAAGACATGGACCAATCCAGAGATCGATATCGCCCCCGTACCTCAGATCATCCCGGTGGTTATCGCCGATGTGCAGGGGGATGAAGAGGGCTTTGACAACTCCCACAACGAGTACACCGTCAAGCTGGGTCGCGAGCTGGTGATCACCGGCCCGCTGCCGGTGCCTGACCAGAAGTTTCGGGTGCCGTGCTCGATGCGTGATACCGGCCGCACCATCGCGGCAGTTGCTGATGTAGTAGGTGGCCAGATGACCATCACGGTCACGCTGCCGGAGTTGGGTTACTGGGAAACCACCGCCGAGATGCTCAATGCGGGCCTGCCTCAGCCGACCTTCTCGCTGGCTGACCCCATCCGCTTTGTGGTGATCCCGTGATGCTGCCAAATCCGCAGGTTGAGTACCTGTCAGAGGCTAATCGCTGGCGGTTGTTGACGCCACTGGTGACGCCGGAGATCACCATCCCAGCGGGATTTGAAACAGACGGGGCCACAGTGCCCCGTTTTTTATGGTCGCTGTTCCCGCCGACCTACCGGTTTTTTACGGCAGCCATCGTCCATGACTACATGTACGAGCAAGCCATCGACAGCAAGGCCGAGGCTGACGCCCTGTTCACCACCAACCTCCACCGGCTCGGCCTCTCGCGCTGGTACATCCTCCCGATGAGCTGGGCTGTGCGCCGGTTCGGTCGGGGCAACTACCCCCGCTAGGGGCTCACAGGAAAACACCATGGAAAAAACCGCCTACCTGGTGACGCTCGGCTTCGAGTGTCCCAAGACCGGCCATTGGCTTCCCGCTGGCAAGCGGGTCGAGATGACCGAAACCGAGTCGCTGCAGCTGGTGCTGTCTGGCCATCTGGTGCCGGAGCCTGCGCAGCAAGAAAAGAAAACGGCCAAGGGGAAGTAAGCCATGCCGATGATTGAGAGTTTTACCCATAACGGGATCAGCATCCTGCGCCAACCGGCCCCGGCACCCTATGGCCCGCTGGGTTCGGTGGTACTTGGTCTGGTCGGCACCGCGCCGGATGCAGATCCTGCCATTCCGCGCAGCAAGGCGTATCGCATCGCCAACCCGGCACAGGCCGCCAAGCTGGACATGACCGGCAACGAGCGCGGCACCTTGTTCCGCGCTGTCAACGAGATCCTGAAAATGGTCACCGTGCCCATCTGGGTGGTGATCGAAGAGGAAGACACCTCAACGGTGCCGGCCCCGAAGGACTACACTATGACGGTCTCCTCGGCCACGTCAGCCGAGCTGGGGCTGCGGGTGGTGGTAACTGATCCTACCCTGGTCGAAGCGGTGGTCGGAGCGCAAGCCGCGAGCTGGACAGTAGAGGTCGGCGGCAAGAGTGCACAGCTGGTGTCGTTCGTGCCTGGCGAAGAGAACGTGCTGACCATCAAGGCCGGTGGTTCCATCGCGCTGGGCGACCTCACCCAGGGCGCACTCATCACTGTGCATGGCAAGGATCTGACGGCTGCTGGCACCATCGCCAATATCGTAGGCCGCCTCGACCCGGCCACTGGCCGTCGCACCGGCATTCAGGCGCTGGCCGCCGATGTGAAAGAGACCCTGACCGACATCGCCGCCCCTGGTTTTAGCCACAAGGCGGTGCATGATGCGCTGTCGGTGATGGGCCGCCGCCTGTTCTGCCGTGTCGCGCTGGAAGGCCCGTCATCCACTGACGATGCCGCCATCGCCCTCTCCGAGTCGCTGGCCGTGACCGACACCGGCTATGACCAAGCGGTGATCGTTGACCCGTTCGTCAAGGTGTGGTCGAACGCTGCCAAGGGCTATGTCTACATGTCCGGGGTAGCGCACTACCTGAGCTGTGTCGGGCGGGTGCAGCCGTGGGAAGCGCCTGGCCGTGGCCGAATGGGGGTGCTGATTGAAGGCACCCAGCGCTCGATTGATTACAACAGTGTCGACAAGGCATCCCGCGGCAATCTGCTGAACAAGTACGGCATCGCCTATTTTGCCTCAACTAGCCTGGGTGGCTACTCACTTATCGGCAACCGCAGCGTGAGCGGCCGCTTCCTCAGCGTGGTGGGGCTGGAGCTGGCCATCATCCGCAAGCTCAAGGCCACCTCCGAGCGGGACATGGCGCATAACTTGACCGAAGAGTTTATGCAGCAGAAGGTCGGCGCCCTGCAAGAGTGGCTAGATAGCCAAGCCTCTGCCGGTGACCTGATCAAGGCAAATGTCTATCTGCACCCGACTCTCAACAATGCGGATAACTATATGAATGGCGAGTGGCATATTGTCATCGCCTATGGCGCCTACCGTCCGAACGAGCACATGGTTTACCACCTGCGCGAGGATGTTGGGCTTGTTAAAGCCTGGCTGGAAGAGGTGCTGTAATGGCTGGACAACGCAAATCGGTACTGCTTCGGGTGAACTTCAATGGTGAGCCCTTCATGAACGAAGTGATCAACTACAAGTCGAGCCGCCCCAAGAAAAAGATGGAGTCGGTCAAGGGCGGCACCTACGTGGAAGGTAGCGCCTCGGTCGGCATTGAGGCCATGAAGGCATCCGTCACCATCAAGGGCGCGACTACCTCGGTGCTGCGCAACTACGGCTTGCATAACGGCAACAAGCTGCCGGTGACCGTCAAGGAGTACCTTGAAGATGAAGATGGTCAGGGCTTTGCTGTAGTGGAAGAGTGGCTCGGTGAAATCGAATCCATTGAGGATTCAGAAGGCGCACAGGGCTCCCTGCCGCAGCACACCATCAACCTGACCCTCGACAACAGCAAGCGCACCGTCAACGGCGAAATCGAGTGGGAAGTGAAGCGCCGCGCTGCCTATGTTGACCTCGGTCAGGGCAACATCCTGGAGCGAGCCGCCGCCGCCGTCGGCGCCTAAGTCACCTGAACAAGTGGGGCCACTGGCCCCACTCTTTATTCAACCGCCGTCTGGCGGTTTTTTTATTGGGAGTTTTTCATGACCGCTGCGTATACCCGCACCCACCCTCTTCGCTGGCCCATCACTGACGACAAGGGCAACCCGCTCGAAAAGATCACCCTGCACACCATTCCGCTGGAGCAATCACTGGAACTCAACGTGCCGGCCAAGGAAGGCGTCAGTGAAGCGGCCCGCCTTGTCGTTCACAACGAGGCTTGGCTCATGGCCATGTCAGGACTTACCGCCAGTGAGCTGGAGCAGCTGGCTTTCCCGGACTACAACAGCCTGATGGCCATGATGTTTGCACTGTCCAGCCGTCAGGCTGACGAGATCCGCAAGCATGACCAGGGCGACCAGTACCAAGCGGGCGATCCCGATCACCCCCTGCTGCTGGTGCCGGTGAAAGACCCCTTCCTCGGCCCGATCACTCAGGCTCGCCTGCGCCCACCGACCGTCAGAATGACCCGTCTGGCGGACACCTTCAGCGGGATGGAGCGCGAGATCAAACTGGTGGCGGCCGTCACCGAGCTGGATGAAACCACGGTGCGCTCGCTGCACATGCCAGATTGGCACCAGCTGCAGGGGCGGGTTGCCGATTTTTTGGAACAAGGGGCGGACTTCTTTCCCCCGGCGACATCGAACGGCTGATCGACATAGTGCCGCTGGCCTACTCCGTGACTACCGATGAAATCATGGGGTGGTCAGTGCCGGCAGCCCTGAGACGTTACGAACTGGCGCTGGCCAAGCTGGGGGTGAAGCGTGACTGACAAGAAGTATTCGATAACGCTCTCGGCCAAGGAGCAGTTAAGCGCCGCGTTCGGCACGGCGGGTGAGGCGGCGACCAAGCTGCGCAAAGAGGTTGACGATACCAACAAGCAGCTCAAGCAGCTGGGCGACACCACCAAGCGGGCGGCCGACATGGGCCGCCTCAACAGCGAGCTGGCCAACACCAAGTCGTCACTGGCGGGGGTCAGGGCTGAATCGCGGCAGGCCGGTGCGGACATCAAGCGGCTGACAGCCGAACAGGCAGCCTACAAGAAAGAGCTGGCGGCGGCCGAGCGCCAGCTTGCCAAGATGCAGGGCTTTGTCGGGCCAGTGACGCCAGCCCAACAGGAGAGCATTCAGGCAGCCACGGCCAAAGTGGCCGCGTTGAAAGCCAGCTATGGCGAGGCCGGTAAGGCCATCAAGACCGCCGAGCAGGCCCAGAAGGTGGCAAATGGTGAGGCCAAGCGCCTGACCGATACGCTGGGCAGCCAGTCACGCCGCCTCGGCTCACTGGCGGGGGATCTCGGCAAGGCGGGGGTCAACACCAAGGCGCTGGGCGCCGAGCAGCTGCGGCTCAAGCGGGATACCGATCAGGCCACGGCGGCGATGGAGCGGCAGCAACGGCGGCTCTCTACCATCGCGGATGCTCAGGCCAAAATGGCCGCCAACAAACAGACCCGCAGTGAACTGGGTGGCCAGTTGTTGGGGCTTGCGGCCACCACTGCCCCCGCCATCTATGCCGCCAAGAAGGCGGTCGATTATGAATCCGCGTTTGCTGGCGTAACGAAGGTCGTCAGTTTCAAGGACGATGCCGAAGCGTCAGCCACCCGCGCCCGCATGATGGAAATGGCGGGCAAGCTTGGCGTTGACCAGGTTGGCATGACCAACATCGTCGCGGCGGCGGGTGAGGCTGGTATCGGCAAGCGGACTGATGGCTCAACCGATACAGAGCAGTTGCTGCGATTTGCCGGTGACGCCTCCAGGATGGCCGTGGCGATGGATATGACCGCCGAAGAGGCTGGCACCATCATGGCCAAGCAGCGCTCGGCGATGGGGATGGATCAGGATCAGGTGATGCGCCTGGCCGACTACTCCAACGCCATCTCCAACGAGATGGCCGCCAAGCCTGCCGAAGTGGCGCGGGTAATGCTGCGTCAGGGTGCGACGACCATGAAGGCGGGCTTCAATGACCGTCAGGCCGCCGCGCTGGCCGCCTCGCTGATTGCCGGTGGTGAGGGTGAAGAAACCACCGCCACGGCAATGAAGAACATCACCGGCCGCCTCAACAAGTCATTCGCAGCCACCAAGGCGCAGAAAGACACCCTGGCCATGCTGGGTTTTGACCCTGTGGTGCTGGCCAAGGACATGCAGCGCGACGCGGGCGGCACCCTGTTCAAGGTGCTGGGTCAGATAGGCAAGCAGGATGTGGATAAGCAGGCAGCGGTGATCAGCCAGCTGTTTGGTGAGGAGGTCGTGGGGGCCGTCAGCAAACTGACCGCCAACACAGACCTGCTCAAGAAGGCCATGAAGCTGGCTGGGGATGAGACGTCCTATGCTGGCTCAATGGCTGCCGAGTACCAGACCAAGGCAAAGACCAGAGAGGCCATGCTAGCCAGAGCTGGGGCAAAGTTTGATGCCTTGATTATCAATCTCGGCAACTTCCTGCTGCCCCTGCTTGATGAGGTTGTTGAGCCGCTAGGCAACGCCGCCGCCGCTGGTGCTCAGCTGATGGAAACATCGGCCGCCGCCCGCGAAACGGCAGGGGTTATTGTGAAGGTCGGCGCGGGCCTGCTGGCATTGAAAGCGGGCATGATCGTGTTCAAGGGGGTGAAATCCCTGTTCAGCGACATGTTCCAGGCTGGCCGGATCATGAAGGCAAAGCTGGGCGGGCAGGCGGATAACACCGCTCGTTCCGGTAACGCCGCTGCTCGTGCCCTCGCTGCTGTCAATCGTCAGCTCGACCGCATGGGTGGGGCCAGTGGCCCCACTGGTCTGGCAGGGCGCAGGGGGAAAGCAGGGAGAACAGGTAGGGGCTCCCGTCTTGGCCGCCTGCGAGAGGCTGAGAACCGTATCGCCGGGGTGGCAGACAGTGCCAGAGGCGGCCGCCGTTTTGGCCGCTTTGGCAAAGGTGCCGGCTTGTTCGGGCTCGGTGCCGGCTTGATGATGCTCCCCAAGGGGGCCGAAGCATCCGAAATGGTCAAGGATGTGGCTGATGTCGGCGGCGGGGCAGCGGAAGTGCTTGCTGGTGCAGGCAAGACCGTTGGCCACGTAGCTGGCAAAGTCATTCGCCCCCTCGGCTTAATCTCCTCTGGCAGCGAGCTGTACGGCGCCGCCATGACCGGGAATACCGCCGTCATGGCTGGTGCAGCTGGCGACATCGCGGGTGGTGCTGCAGGTGGCTGGGCTGGTGCTGCCGCTGGTGCGGCCATCGGCTCGGTTGTGCCGGTTATCGGCACCGCCGTGGGCGCCGCCGTGGGTGGTGCGCTGGGCGCCTGGGGCGGTGGTGAGCTTGGGTCAATGCTGGGCGAGACGATAGGCAGCAAACTGACCGCCTGGTTTAGCGATGACAAAACCGCGATCCCGGGCAAGTCACCTGCAGAGCAGATCGTCCAGCAGACCAACAAGACCGAAACCAGTAACAAGTTCGACATCAAGTTTGATGTCAGGGCCTCCGGTGATCCCGAGCAGGATAACGCCCTGGTCACCAAGATCCAGCAGGCCATGACCTCGCTGATCCCCAGCTTGATGGCGACGGCAACCCCGCTGGATACCCGTATGGATGGCTCGCTGATGGGCCTTGGGAGAGATTGATGCAGCAGTACACATGGGGCGACTACGTTTGGGGGCTACCCAATGGCAACCAGCTGGAGGGCTACCAGCGCAGCTATGACGGCGGCTGGGTCGAGATAGAGCTGCTCAATGAGCTGCCATTGCCTCAGCAGACGGGCCGCGCCCTGGATACCATCACCCTCTCTGGTCGCTGGTTTGGTATTGAGGCTCGCGCCGCTGAGGATAAGCTGGCCGCCTCCCGTGATGAGCGAAAGCCCCGCACCATGGTGCGGGGTGATGGCGTGTCACTGGGGCAGTGGTTCCTAAAGAGCTTTGATGTGAAGGGCAACGGGATGATCCACGATGGCCTGTGCATGGCCTGTGATGTGACCATCACCCTCAAAGAGTTTCCGAGGAGAGCCTGATGAAGGTGAGAACGAGCGATGGCGACACGGTGGGGCTGATCACCTACCGGTTCCTCAGCCGGGATGATGATGAAGTGGAGGAGGCGGTTTACCGCCTCAATCCGCACCTGACCGACTATGGCGCCGTGCTGCCTGCCGGGGTGGTGATCACCCTGCCGGAGATCTTGAAAAAGCCAGCCAGTGAGAGGTCTGGTGTATGGAACTGACGCTGGGGGTGACCCCGTTACACTACTGCAGCGGCCCCGGTGCTGACATCATCAATGCTCGGCTGGAGACGTTCGAGCGGGTTGATGCCTCTGGCCACCAATCGGATCAGCTCACGCTGCAGCTCAACGTGGAAGGGATAGAGGGAGAGCCGCAGGAAGACGCGGTGATCGACTGGTTCGAGGGGTACGAAGAGACCGGCGCCGTGCGGATTGGGGCATTCAAGATCAGCCGCATCACGCCTCGGCTGTTTCCGCGCCGCTTGACCATCGTCTGTACCGCCGCCCCGTTCGGCGAGAAGGATGAGACGGGCTTTAAGGAACGCCGCACCCGCAGCTGGGACGAGGCTACGCTTGGCAAGGTGTTCAGCGAGGTGGTGACCTCTCATGGGCTATCGCCACGGGTAGACCCAGAAATCGCGGATATTCCCCTCGGCCATGTAGATCAGACAGACGAGACGGACGCGGCGTTTCTGTCGCGCCTGGCTGCCGAGCATGACGCGGTGGCCAAGCCGATGGATGGCATGTATGTGCTGGCCCTGCGGGGGCGGACATCGAGCATCACCGGCCGCACCATGGAGCCGGTGGTAATCAGCGTTCCCCCGGTGAACAAGCCAGGCTCTCGGCTCTTTGTGAACTGCGAAACAACCGCGCCAAAGCGACAGTCAGCCGGCGGGATCATCGTCCAGTGGCAGGATGACAAGACCGGTGAAATCCACGAGATCAAATCGGGTGCGCCGCCCTACAAGCGCATGCCGACCCCGTTTGTATCGCAAGAGCATGCGGAGCAGGCGTTGAAGGGGGGGAAGCGCAAAAACGACCGTGAAAAAAGCCGGATGGTGCTGGACATCCCTGGGGATGCGACGTTGGCCGCCGAGGGGCTGATAACGACCGATGACAGCTGGCCCAAGGGGATGCGTGGACAGATGAGCATAGATCGCCTGGTGGCTCGCGGAAGCCGCTCTGGCGGCTATCGCATGACCATCGAGGCCACCACCCCGATCACGAATGAAAAGAAGCCGGTTTGACTCCATTACTCCCTTATTGATAGCCTTTCAAAAACTATAACTGTGGGGTTTTTATGAAAAAAATTGTTACTGCCATCGTGCTGGTTGGCGCTGCGTTGTCGTGCCAAGTACAGGCTGTTGATGGCTACAAGGATGTAAAGTTTGGCGCATCAACCAAGGAGGTCATGAACAGTGGCCTTTGTTCGTTTTCACCGGAAGATTATGGCATCAAGGGGGTGACTGCCCTCGCTTGCGAGGATCTGCCATTCGGTGGCGATAAGGTTGTTGCTTCGGCGTTCTTCATTGGCGACAAGTTTTTGCGCTTGGGTATCGAGACCGATGTCGATAAGGCTATCGGGCTGCGTGACAGCCTGATCAAGAAGTATGGCCAGCCTTCCTCAATGTCTCCTGCCCAGTATTTTAGCGCCCTCGATACCACGCCAAACACACAGGCATTCATCGCTTTTGATCGTGATACCGTGTTTATCAGGCTGGATACCGATCAGCAGATGAACCAGTCGGCGACGCTGATTTACACCGACCCGCGCTATGAGAAGCAGCTCAACGCGCATCAGGCCAATGCGCTGTCAGATGACCTGTAGTTCCTTATAAAAATTCGAATCAAAAGCCCCGGCACATGGCCGGGGCTTTTCTTTTTTCGCCTTGCCCAGCTGGGCAGGCGGTGTCAAAATTACCTGTATGGATATACAGTGCCATCCGGGAGGGTTGTGGATGAGTGGGGATAATGTGATGGGTGATCACGATGATCAGGTGATCGATCAGACCAGATCATATACGATGGCCGATATTGTGCGCCGGCTAAAGGCGCTGCTCCCTCAGTTGGGGCCTGATATGTGTGATCCTAGTGTTGCCGCCGAAATCGCGGCGGTGACGCGCGATGTTACGATCATGGCTGGGCCCGAAGGGTAGCGGACAAAGCAAGATACAACCTGTTTTGAACAACGCACAATTTGTGCTAGAGTTGCTGGCATGCGGCTTGGGTAGTCACCCAGGCAATGAAATTAAAATTTGGCAAGTATCCAAAATGACGAAAGCCCGCCTTGGCGGGCGGGCTTTCTGATTCGGTTGCACCACAAAAGGTGAACTCGACGAACGCAAAGTCAGTTTACCTAGTGGTCTTCCACTTGGCAACCTTGCCGCCAATTTTTTAGGCGGAAAACATGGCTTTCTCACCGGCCCAGGATGGGCTGAACGTGGGTTCTGGCAACCGATGTGGCCACAATCCAAACCAACCAAAATTCCTTGTGCAGCCTCATGCGCAGAAAGTACCAAAGTTCATTGTGCGGGCTAGAGAGCTGGTCGAGCTTTACTATTCCCGCCTGAAAGAGCTGACGGCGCTGGATACGCTCAACCCGCATCGTAAGAAACGCTCGGAGCGCAGAGAGGCCACCATCCAGGTGCTCAAGGCGCTGATAAAGTATCTTGATCTGGTGACCCTTACCGTTGGGATCCCTACCAAAGATGGGCAGGTTGGTCTGACGTTGCTCCGATTACACAAGGAGACATCGATCAGTTGGTCTCGATTCAAACGGGCCATCGCCGATCTGCGCGAGGCTGGTTTCCTGACTATTAGTCAGCCAAGGATGACGAACTCAGCCGGCCAGGTGCGCGGCCTGGTGGGCATCAAGGCGATCTCCCCCCGCCTGTTCGAGGCGCTTGGGATCGATTTCTGGTTGCGTAGAGAACGTGACAGGGCATCGAAACGCCAGCGAACCAAAGCCAACCAGGCAGGCTTGACTCAGCGTAGCTTCTACCAACGCTCGAAACCGCCGCGCCCAGCAATGGGCGCAGACCGCAGTCTGCATGCTGCGCAAGGTGCTGGTCAGCCTCCAAGCTGGGCGCAGTTCAAGGCAAGCGCAGCGGCCCGCCAGCCGCTCTCCTAGCACTCCGGTAACCAATGACCACATAACCCAGCCTTTGCGCTGGGCTCTTCCGCTGGCCCTCTCTCTACCATCACCCATCGATCCCCCCTGGCACCCTATCCAGCCCGCCCATGGCGAGACTCAAAAGAGGTCGCATTGTGGAGTTGTCCACAGATGCAGGCCGCCAGGCACCCTTCCTCCCCTTATAAATAAACCGTATGTGTACCCAAGCCCTGTGGGTATCCAAAATTAAGTGTTCCTCATTATTTCAGGGGTATAAATACATATATTCAGATCATCCTGGTTCGCAAGCTCACCAGGGAGAATGCCTGGCTGTGCAGGCCAGCTTGCTGGCCGCCGCCAGAGCAAGGGCAAGAATGCCTGACCTTGCAGGGCGGCAAGCCGCCCGCCGGTCAGCAGGGAACCCCCTTCGTGGGGGCAAGCCCCCACACCCCAGCCCACAAACACCAGCTTGAACCAACCATGCCCCATAAAGGGGCCGATCAACATCCGGGGGCGTCCAGCTGCAGTGGCCTTAAAGACGGCTCAGCAGGGAGGGGGGTCGCTGTCGCTGTGATACCGCAGTCATCCCTTCACCATTGCGCCACTGAGAGCATTAAAAAGAAAAGCCATGCCATGGCATGGGCAAGGTGTGAGATTGCGTAAAACAAGGCTCAGGAGCGATAGAGAGTGGCAAAGCCAAATAATGAAACCGGCCATCGAAAAGCAACAAGGCCGCAACATATTTTGAAGGGGTGAACCAAATAGTAAGGCGCCGGGTTGGTTGTCACTTATGGCACGTTCGCGCCGTTCGCCTGGCCAACGCCGTCCGCAGCGGCGCATTTAACATATAACAGATTAGACGCGGTGGTTTTCCGGCAATTATCGGTCGTCGATATGGATAGGTTTGCCCAGGGCCGCCGCGACGGCAAGCAACTGGTCAATGAAGGTGTCAGCAAGCTCAGGGGGGAGCTGGAGAAAGATCCGCAGCGCCCGGTCAAGTTTGCGGTCATGGCCAACCGGTAGCAGCATGTCGGCGATCTCGATGCCCAGCACCCTGCAGATGTGCCTGGCCGCCGGCAGATTCATGAATGAGCTGTTGTTGAGGCTAAGCCAGCGGCGCAGGCTTGTTTCTGGGATATTGGTCTCGAATGCCAGTTCTTCAATGGGCATCCCGCTCCGCTCGATGAGCTGCGCCAACAACCGTTTGGTGGCGAGTACATATTCCCGATCATCATCGTCAAGGTAAGCGCGGCGCATAGGTTTGGTTCCTTATGAGCATCCCGCGCCCGTCATTGGGTGTCGCTCGTCTTACGGGTTGTAAGATCTGACAACCATATATGGTTTTTAGCGTAGCAAATCCGCCATAAGTGGCGAGCGCCGCCGCCCTGGTCGGAGTAGTATCTCGCTTGGGATATTAATCAATAACTGGTTGGATTTATGACAGCTGTACAGTCAAGGAATAACAATAACTTGCGTGGGATTCTGCTTAAGATCGCGGCCCTGGCTGGGCCGGATAACTGTGATATGGATATCGTTGAACTGCTGAATGAAGCGCTGGCCTTGACCGATGGCAGGGGGGATGAAAAAGCCCCCTGCAGGGGGCCTTGTTCGTCATATCAACTTGGTGCGCCTGGCGCTCTCCATCACCCAGGGGGACAGCCCAGATAGTAGCTGCATACGTTGACGGATTGGCATTCCCAAAAGCGCTACAATGGGATGACCTGTTCTGATAGACTTAGTATTCAGTTGCATAGTTGCCCCTCCAAGGTGCTATTCAACTAGCGGGCCGACTCTCTCACAGTTGGCCCGCTTCGTTTTTGTTAACTGCGTTGCTCGTCTCGCTCCAGCTTTTCTCTCAAGGCTTCCAGTATGTAGGCGGTGAACATTAGCGACGTTCCTCCCTTTGTCTTGATTGCCTTGTAGCGGTCTTCAAATGAGCAGGGGAGGTTTGGAATCCTCTTCTGCTTTGTCTGTGGTGCGCCCTGACTGTCATCCTGCTCAATAAGTCTGGCTGAACTGCCAACGCCCATCAGCTTGCTCATGTCTACTTTCTTAACCATGTTCGCCTCCGTGTACAACTCGTGTATCTGTTATGTACCTTATGTGTGCATCATACGGCGTTTATCAAGGATTTCACCTCTTTGGCAAAGGCTCTTACCTCTTTCCCTGCTTCGCTGTGAGTTGTCGCCGTTCGCTCTGTCACCCCGAGCCCGCTGTCCATCATGGTGTTGTAATCAGCTCGTCGTGATAGCCAGCTTTTCATCATGGTCAGCTTGGGAAGTACGGAAACCGCGTCTGCCAGTCTGCTGAAGTCTCGCCGGCTAGGGTGGTTCCTGGTCATCACAACATGGCCAGTGATGGGTTCGCTGAGTCCGTATTCTTTTTCTATTTCAGTGAGGATCTCGTTGAATGCAATGAGCCCTCTGAGCTCGGTTACATCGTCATTGGCGGGGCAGATAACCAGGTCCGAATATGCAATGGCGGCCCTGATCAGATTACTGTCATACCCACCGCAGTCGATCAGCAGGTCTTGATCTGACTCGATAAGGTCGCGCAGTTGATGGCCTGTCAGCTTTGAGCGAACGTCCCATTTCATACCATCAGGCCGGAGCTCATTGATGGCCGCTATGCAAAGATGCTTATCCAGATCCACAATCGTCCTTATGCCCAGGGCCGCAGCAAGCTGCACCACCGCTGTTGATTTCCCAACGCCGCCTTTGCTTGCTGCTACCGTGATAATCCTACCCATTTTCGCCTCCATCACTTTCCTGATTGGTACACTAGGTGTACATCATGTGTACCTGTTGTGTATATATGAGCAAAAAAAAGCCCCGCAGTAAAGCGGGGCCAGTAATATTTTTTATTTATGTCACGCCAGTCACGCCCAGATATTCCGCCCCGCCGTCTTGATTCGCACCATCACTGTGCCAGGTCTCCCGCCTTTGATTGGGCTTCTGTTTTTCATGCCATCCTGGTAATCGGTGGAGGCAAGTGCCAGCACCAGGCAAAGCGCTCTGCTCGCGAGAACACCAAGCTGGAAGGCTCTGCTGATCATATGCGTGGGGGTTCTTGCGCCCAACTTTGCCCTGATGCTTTTCTCGGTCATATGCAGGTCTGCTTGACTCATTCCGCTGAGTGCCATGATGCGCGTTTGGCTTTCCCCTTCCCCATGAAGCAACAGGATGCCGAGCTCTTTTGCTGTCAGCCCATGGCCAGGGCTGGCCACTACTTCATTGCCGATGATCATGTGTGGAATCCTTTTCGCTGAGCAGCGCCATCCTGGCCTGCAGTAGTGTCCCGAGATCAGATGCTGTTTCGTGTAGCTCGTTCCGGTTGACGGATAGGTTATCCAGCGTCCTCTGCGTGGTCATGATGCAGGCATCGATCAGTTGCTCCAGCTTCCTTGCATCTGCGCCGGCAATGCCCTCTGCGATCGTGCTGGCGGCCATCAGCGTGTGCAGTAGCAGCACTGAATCACTTTGGTGTTGCCTGGCCGCCACCGCCAGACCTTCGACGACGGCTATAATTTTATTATCTGCTTTCCGCATAACTGGCCTCAAAAAATAACACAAAATCAGATACTTGAAGGCGTCAAAAAGCACACGTATGGCACGTGTGCTTTTTTACTTAGTAAGTCTAAAGAGGTATTTTCCTCTAACTTTCAGCTTGAGGATGGCTTCTTCGCCAAGCGTTTCCTGGACTCCATTGGAGTCTCTTATCTGCCAGCCATCCACGGCGCTCGGCATTATCCATCTGGCGTAGACTTGGCAGTTTGGATATTCAATCGCGTAGATACCGCCCTTGGAAACCTCGCTGACCTTCTCAAAGATAGCGATATCGCCAGTCTGAAGGTTAGGCGCCATCGCATCATCCGAAATGAGCAACTGTATGGTTTCATCACCATTTTTCAGGTGTGGCGCCATGACGTTGAGTAGCCATAAGGGCGCCTCAGTCCTTTCCTGTTCCTCACTCAAACCCAGTAAATAAGAGGGGTCTACGCCATATCTTGGGGCAAACACATGCTGAATGGTGCACAACCACCACGCCAGCACCTGTTGGCGTCCTCCTTTCTCATAGGCCAGATAAGTTGACTGACCCACACCCAGCTCTTTACTAGCATCGAGCGCACTTCTGTATCGGTGCTTTCTGGCATTCGTCAACAGGTGGCCCAGCTGCCTCGTCTTTATATCAACCATCTCGGGAGTGACAGATGAGAGGGTTGGCAGGTTATCTAGATTTTCCATGTTTCGTTTGGCCCTTTTGTCATGACAAAAAAGATAGCACAAATTGTGATATTAAACAGTCGTGGTGATGCGTTTGTGTGCGCATGGTGATAGGATTATCTTGTCAGCAGATACAGGTGATCACTTCATTATGTACTTATCAGATTTTTTTTCTCGGTTGATGCCCGGCCTCCTGCAGAGGGAGAGAGCGGCCAAGGTTGCTACTCGGCTCGGCTTGAAGGCGGGTACCGTCCAGAAGTATTTCCAGTTGGACAGATACCCGGCCCCCAAAACGCTGGAGAAGTTCACCAAGGCTTATCCGGGTCTTGATGTGTCAGCCTGGCGCAAAGAGTACCTCTCCTCAGAAGAAGGCAAGCGGGCGTCAAAACGCCAGCAGGTGGCGGCATGATCCTAGCGATTGTCGGCGCCATCCCAGCTGAGGTTGAGGCTGTGATCGGGGCTGCTATGGATGGCCGCTCCAAGATCCAGCGCTTCTCTGTATCGCATCGTCCATTGGAGGTGCGTCCTTTCGCGTTGCGGGCTGCCCTTGAGCGCGATCGCTACAATGCCGACTGGTTGACGTTGGTCCCTGTTGAGCATCCTGACGAGGTGGAAACGGTAAGGGCGCTTGGAGGGCGTGTTGCTCACGTCTATTCCATGTGCGCTCACTCGACCATCAAAATTGAATCATCAGACCTACTGATCGCCTGTCCAGGCAAACGAGCCGGCCAGCACATGGCCAAGCCAGAGGATATTTATTCTCTGCTCAGAACCAGCTTGCTTGCCTCCCGCTTCAACCCCAAGCAGAAGCGAGGCTGATATGCGTCCTGTTCGCCGCTACCAGATCGCCGCCTTCACCCTGATCTCGGGCCGACTGACTGAAGTCCGCTCGGTCGAGTTGCCGGCCACCGGTTTGATGAGGGCGATCATGGCCACCAAATCACTCCATCCAGATTGCCGCCCGCTTGTGTATCGAGCTCGGGAGGTTGCATGACCAACAACATTGCAGCCCAAGCCCCGGATATTCGCTTGACCTTCGAACTACAAAAGAAAGCATCCCTCTGGGTATATCGCGTAACGAGCGGTCAGTGGACCAGAGATCGGGTGAGGATTGAGCTGAGCAAGGTTGAGGATGAGGCTGAGCGTGAAGAGTTAAGGGAATGGCTTCGTCACTATGACGCGATCGCCAAAGCCGCCGCCGCCGAAGCTGCGGCGGCTGTCGCTGCCAGAAAGAACAAGAGGCCCCGTTATGTCGCTCGATGATGCGCTAGATATGTGGGCGCGCTGGTGCGTACAAGGCCAAGTTGTATCCGTCAATTCCAGCGGCCAAACCGCGCTGCTGATGGAAATATTGCGAACGGGCATCACTGGCCCCGGCCATAACGGCGGGGGCAAGGCGCCGATCCTGGATGGGGTCGAGCCAAAGATTGAGGCGGCCCTCATGTCGCTGGCCGCCTCTGGGGCGGTTGGTCATCGGCGCGCAAAGGTGCTGAGAACCGAATACCTGGTGCCGGTCCGTGAGCATGGCCGCGCTCAAGAAGTCAGGGCTATCCAGCTGGGTATGTCCCTGTCCATGTACAAGAAAGATTTGATGAATGCCCGTAAGGCGATCCGGTTGGCCTTGGAGGGGTCACCGGCTCGCCTCCCATCTACCCAGCGCCAATCGTGAGAGGATTGACATGGCTACTCAGTATCGCGTCAGAACGTACAAGAAAGATAAGCAGGTTGACCAGGCGCTAAAGCGCCGCCAGGACAACCGCTCCCGCATTGAACACCTCGCTATGTGCAAGGCCATGGGGATCGACCACAAGGAGGCGCAATGAGCCTCGAAAAGCTGGCCAAGCAAGCCAAAAAAAAGACCCCGCAGACTGAACAGGATCTCAAGTATAAGCGGGCTAAGGCGGCGGAACGAAAGCGCCGGCAGCGAGAAAGGGAAAAAGAGGGTTTGCAAGCCTTCGTTCCTGGTGAGCCTTGCCGGGTGAGCGTTCAGCTTACTGGCAAAGAGTCAGCTTATCTGGCCACCGCAATGAAGATCCGCGCCGTCTGGTCTGACTCGAATTACGGCCCCCAGGAGTACCTGTCCACCCTGATTTTTAAGGATGGCCAACGCCTGGAGCAGCAGCTGGCCGAGTTGCCAGCCTGCGAAAAATGCGGCGCTCGCTTGCCTGACAGCTGCGAGCGGTTGCACAAGGGTGAGGCTGCCTGTCTGTTAACCACTGCTTGGAAGTTGGCACTATGAAACTGAGTCACAGAAAGAAGCTGGCCCATAAGCGTTCTGGGGTTGCCAAGGGGTGGGCTAAGGTTGTTCGTTGCCGCCAGGCGCTAAAGGCGCCAGCCCCCATTGTATCAGACTGCGCTATCCTGTTGCCCTGCGCCAATCCGTGTAATTTGCCCGCCACCTCGGCCTATGAAGAAAAGCAAAAGCAGTCTCTTCTGTCCCGCCTTGTCAACATGGTGTCGGCCCCATTTCGCCAGCTGAGGGCCGCCGGCACTGCTCAGGCTGACATCATCCTAGGTCGGTTGGGATGATTGTCTCAACAGTCATCACTGATGCCGCTATCCGGCGGCACTCTTCTGATCTCTCGGTCACTGAGCTACGCGACCCACGCCGTCCTATCCGATTTCGCTGGTCAAAGTGCCGCCAGCGGGGATCCGTGATGCTCGTTTTATATGCCAGAGGGGAATCCATCTGGCGTAAGGTGGCGCCCTGGCCAACGGTGCCGATGGCGCAAGTGGTTGATGACTTGCCACGCATGATCTCGTCCCTGATTGCAGATCCCGCCGCTCCAGTGAAATCCAGCGAGTTTGTCACCTTTGCTCATTTGCTGCATTGGTTCAATGATCGGGTGTCTAAATCGCGTCAGTTATCCAAGGCCCGCCGGGATGCCATTGCCTCCCAGATCCGGCGCCAGCTTCTCCCCGCATTCGGGGAAATGACCCTACACCCTTCCCGTGACGATCTCGACCAGGTGATGCAGCAATATCAGCAGCAGTACATGAGCGATACCGTTCGCGCCGGCTGGGGCGTTTTGCGCAAAGCTGCAAAGCAAGCCCGTAAGCTGGAATTGATAAGCCATGACCCGCTCGCCGGCCTGTCATTCAGTGACCTGATCACTCATAAACCTATGCAGCGCCCTGGTAGGCTGCGGCCATCCAACGCGCCAACAGTGTTGGCCCAACTTGCCGAGGCCAGCCAAGGAGCCGCCATGCTCTGCCTGCTGGCCCTGATGCACGGTACTCGTATTGGTGAGACTCGCCTCGCACAATGGCGTGAGTTTGATCTGGTGCCTGGCGGGTGCTGGTACATCCCAGCCACCCACACCAAGTCACGCCGCGAGCATGTCATCCCGCTATCTCCCCATGCCCTTGCCGTGCTGATGCGTTACCGCGCCCAGCAACAGGCCACTGGGTATAGAGGGGTCTATCTGTTCCCGGCCGCTCGCTCTGGCCAGGCCATTGGTTCCCGTGATGCAACCCGGCTGGTGCGGTCCGTCAGCGGCGGCCAATGGCGGGCACACGACTTGCGCAAGCTGGCCAGAACCCGATGGACTGATCAGGGAACCGATCACCAAGTCGGAGAATCACTGATTAACCACGCGCTGGGCAAGCTGGCAGGCATCTATATCAACTCGTCTATGAGGGACCAGCAGCGACAGGCGATTGAGCTTTATCACGCCTGGTTGGCCAGCATGGCGCCACACGGTGAATTATACATTTAATATACACACTGGGGACATTAAGTGTACCTGATGTGTACAAAAATGGTTGACGACTAGGCGGAATCCGCCTAGTCTTGCTCTCAACGGTGGCACACAGAAAGCCACTCGAATTCAGAGGCGGCTAGTTGATGCCACCGATGGAAACGAGATGAGACTGAGTGATGTAGCGACCATCAAGACCCACTATCCCGAGGCTGATTTCTGGCTAGTGCGTCGAGGCTCTTTAAAAACCTGCGGCCAGCCAACACGGGAATACAACCCGGAACACATCGGCGTAAAGGTCACCCGAACGGACATCCTCCTGCCGGACTACCTCTACTACTGCATGATGTGGCTTCACCAGTCGAAACGCTGGGAGGCGCTGGCCACGGGCACATTGAGCCTGGTCAATATCAAGGTCTCTGACGTTCGAACCATCGAGCTGTCACCGAGATAAACACCGGGGGCGTTCGCCCCCGGCATATCGGCCAGCAAAGGAGAGAGTATGAAGATCGAGTTACCGGGTATCGCCGACCAACAGCTGTTTGTGTTCAAAGCTGCCCAGCAAGAGGCCATCGAGGCCATGAAGAAGAACAGCGAGGCCAAGGTGATGGCCGCTCGTTTGTCGGTGGATGAGTCCGCCTATCCCCGCACCCACTTGCTGCGCGAGCGGGAGGGGTGGGAGCCGCCACACAAGGATCTGGTGGCGGCCTACTTCCAGCAGTTCAAGGAGCTGTTCGGTTATGGCTCTGACAAGGAAATTGCCGATCTGCTCGGCTTATTGAGTGATCGGCGGGTACGGGAGTTCAAGCAAGGCAAGAGCACCGTTCCCTTTGGGGTATGGCGCCGCTTCCTGGTGATGACCGGCCGCGCCCCGCAAGAGGTGATCCCCGTTCTTGGGGTGGTTGTAAACAAGTAACGAGAGAGTAGGTTTATGAACTCGACTGAGCGCAACAATGTCGTTGGTATTGATTTGTCCCGCCTTGGCAAGCAGGACGCTGTGGAGTGGCTCAAGACTCTGCCTGATGGCTCCATGGATCTGATGGTCACCGATCCCGCCTATGAGTCGCTGGAGAAGCACCGCGCCAAAGGCACGACAACCCGGCTGGCCCATAGCAAGGCATCCAGCAATGACTGGTTTCGCATCTTCCCGAACGCCCGCTTTGCCGAGCTGTTCGCCGAGGTGTACCGGGTGCTCAAGCCCAACACCCATTTCTATCTGCTGTGCGACCAGGAAACCATGTTTCACGCCAAGCCGCTCGGCGAGGCGGCTGGCTTCAAGTTTTGGAAACCGATCATCTGGGACAAGCTGGCCATCGGCATGGGCTACCACTACCGCAACCGCTGCGAGTACATCCTGTTTTTCGAGAAGGGTAAGCGCAAGCTGAACAGCCTGGCGATCCCGGATGTGCTCCAGTTCAAGCGCATCGTCAAGGGCTACCCGACCGAGAAGCCGGTGGAGCTGTTCAAGGTGCTCATCGAGCAGAGTACCGAGCCGGGGCAAGTGGTGGGGGATTGCTTCTTTGGCTCTGGTAACGCGCTGCTCGCCGCCAGCGAGCTTGGCCGCGAGGCGTGGGGCAATGACATTTCCCAGGCCGCCCACGATCACCTGTTCGCCCGCGCCGGTTGATAGAGGAAATCACGACATGAACGAAAGAATTCTCACCTGTGTGTATTGTGGCCACGAATATCCGCAGGATACCCCGGCACATAGTAGCCAAGTGCTGACCGATCACATCAAGGAGTGCAAGGCGCATCCGCTGCGAAAGGCCGAGGCTGACATTGCCTTGCTGCGCTCAGTGCTGGTTGGTTTGATCGGTGCGGGCACCGAAGCCGAGTTGCGCCAGATGGAGGGGATTATTCGTGCCCTTCCTGTTCCTGATGCTGACAAGGCGGTATCAATCAACGCAATCCATGCTCTGCTTGCAACCATCCCGAATAGCTGACCAGCCAGAGGAAATCACGATGGAACAACAAACCACGGAAGCAATTTCAGAAGCCCTTTGTTTTGACCCGTTTTATGGGGATTTCGGCGGCCCAGGTGATCGGCAGTTGAAGGACAAGATCGTCAAGTTCCGCAAGCCGCACACTTGCCACATCTGTGCCACCGAGACAAAGGTCGGCGAGATTGGCCGAAGCAAGGTTGACGTGATTGATGGGGAGCTGCTGTCGTTCTTCTTCTGTTATTCCTGCTGCCTGGGTATGCAGGCCAGCGTTGAGGATGGTGACGACTACATAATTGAGCAGCGTTATGAGTTGGGCGATTGCCAGCGATTCGACCGAGCCATTGAGCGCAAGTAAGCGAGGAAATCACCATGGCAAAGAGAATTGCAAACCGGAGAGTGAAGGCCATGATCGAGGCGGTTGCCCTGCGGGGCCGCCGCTTCTTCTGGGCATTGGAGGAATCCGAGGTCTATCTGGCGACCACGCTGGAGCATGCTGTCGAACATGCCTGCGCCGGTTGGTTGGAGCTGGCAGAAGACGAGCGCACCGGAGCCGAGTTGTCACCCTGGAAGCGGGTTGCTGACGAACTGGAAGAGGGTGGGCGGATAGTGCTGCGCCCCCTTATCAGCTGCCGCCCATCCTGGCCAATGGAGCCTGGTGAAGTGGCCCAAATCTGCTCGGGGTATCAATGAGGAACGACATGATCAAGCCTCTTAAGATCTACATCGCCGGCCCCATGACAGGGCTGGTCGATGCCAACCGCCCCGCCTTCAATGGCCATGCCGTCACGCTGGCCGAGGCGGGCCATGTAGCCCTGAATCCTGCGGTGCTGCCTGATGGCCTGGCGCATCACGAGTACATGGCCATCTGCAAGCCGATGGTCGAGATCGCTGATGAAGTCCATATGCTCCCGGGCTGGGAGCGCAGCAAGGGGGCCACGATGGAGCACGGCTGGGCCACCGAGGCGGGCAAGCCGATCCGGTTTGTGGGTGCCGTCTAACTTTCCTTGAGGATCTGCAATGCAACATGAACCCATCAACCCTTGCCCGTTCTGTCATGGCGTCGGGGTTGCGTTTACCAGGGATGACCAGACCGGAGGCCCGTTCAATGCGGCCTCCCTGGCCGCCAGCGAGGATGGTGTCTCCGTCACGGCATTCGTGTTTTGCCATGAGTGCGGCGCCAAAGGGCCGCCGGTTGATGACCTGATCTATCTCGCCGAGGAAGTGCCGACACTGGAGATCGAAGCGGTGAGGCTCTGGAATGGACGAGCCGCCTAACTTTCCGTGAACATCAGGGCATAATTGAGACAGGGGCCTTGATGGCCCCCTCTTTTTGCTATATTCTCTATGTCTAATGATTCAAATCGAGATTAAACATAGATGCCAAAGGCGATAGTTGTAGAGGATGCCCAGCTCGCCCACGCCGTGGCGGTCGCTCGGGCATCGAGCAAGGAGAATGGATCCCGTGACGCGGCCCTGCTCCTCTGCTTCTTTGGCACGGGGATGAAGCCAGCCGAGTTATCGCAGCTGCTGGTCAGTGACTACCTCTCACCAGCTGGTGAGCCACTGGCCGCGACGGTGGTGCGGGCCGAGATTGCTTTCAATGGTCGCCCCCGCCCGCTGTGCTGGGTGAATCAAAAGTTGATCAAGGCGGTGGATGAGCACCTTGCCGACCGGCTCCAGCGTGGGCACGGCATCACCGGCAAGCTGACGGCTTATCGCGGCCTTGACCCGAGCAGTGCTCTGTTTGTGTCTGGCCGCACCGGTCAGCCATTGAAGCTGACGAGAGTGGAGCGAGGAGGGCGGGTGAGCTATCGGGCTGACCAGTTGACGGCCCTGATAAGCCGCCTGTTTGCCCAAGCAGGGATTGAAGGGGCAACCTCTCAATCTGGCCGCCGCACCCTGGCGGTGAAGTTGAAGCGCCAAGGCATTGATGAGCGGCATATCGGGGAGATCCTGGGCATGACCAGCATCAAGGCAATCAAGACCCTGTGTGACACCGACCCGGTGCGCCTGGGTGATCTGATAAGGCGAGTTGTTTGAAGTGAGACGGGGCTGGGTGTCCGCTACCAACGAACCCACCCAGCCCCAGCTGGCGGAACGAGTTAACCGCCAGCACCGGCATTAAACCAAAAACGAGAGGGTAATTCATGACTAAACGTTACTTTGCATATGACCCGGACACGGGCTTTGAGACATTCGCAACTGAACAAGAGGCCATCAACTTCGCCAACGAGGTCATTGATGACTACCGCGACAATGCGGCCGAGGGCTGGGATGAGATAGTTGGTCAGGTGTGTTGGGGTGAGATCAAGCAAGTGGCTTTGATGACAGGACAGCAACCCGCCCCGACAGGAAGCGAATTCGACTACACATGCGATTACGAGCTGGGAGACCTTCCGGCAATGGGTGAGCAAGAGGGGAAAGGCAACCATGTGTAACTGTCAGGCAATGGCCCGCGATCTCAGTGAGACAATGGGCGGGAAGTATCCGGCAAGCCTTCATGCCCCCTTGTGTGAGGACTATCAGCAGGTGCCATTTACCAGGATCGAGGTTGATGGTTCAGGGTGTATCGTCCCCGAGTCAGAGGCTGCCGCCGTGATCGCCGGTCTTGGTGATGAAGAGTACAGCGTCAGCACAGTTCATCTGACGCAAGACCAATTCGACAGGCTGCCCGAGTCAGCCGGTTTCTGAGTTAGAGGAAAAAACGGCCGATGGCTAGGGCAAAGCTGATCTGCAAAAGCGTTGAGGTGCTGTGTGGCCATTGCGGCGAAACGTTGCCAGAGCCGCGCACCGGTTCCCTGTTCTGGGTGCTGACCGAAATCACGGATCTCATGACAGTGACATGTGAAGAATGTGGCCATGAGAACAAGATCAACGTACCGGCCCGCGTGGCCACGGATATATAGGAAAAACGGACGATGTTTAACGATGAAGAGTGGGCCGGGCCAGATGCAGACGAAGCGTACTGGGCGCTCATGCCAGCCGAGACGTCGGGGGATCCATCCCCGGCAGACTGCCTCGTTCAAGAGCTGCTTGAGGCTCGGGTAAATATCAAGTTGGAAGGTTACGGGAGTCGTAACGATAGCGACTATTGCAACGGCTACCTCGCTGGTCGCTTTCAGTCCATCGATCTGTCGCTTCGAATAGTGCTCAGACGCCTTGATGTGTCTCCACGCCAACGCTATATCGCCGAGCATGTGCTGGGTCAAACTGCCACACCATAAGTCAGAGGAAAAAATTATGTCGCTTGGTTTTGTCCAACCCTTAGAGCGCGGGCATCAGTGGAAGCCTAAGAATCAGGCAGTCAAGCAAGTTACGCTGACACCTGAAGAACTGGATTCATGCTGGTACTGTCAGCATTGCGAAACACCGATGCGTGAGGGTGATGATGGTTTTGTTGACCCTCAATCTCGCGTCTCATACTGCTCCGAACGCTGCCGTGATGACAGGGTGGCCGAAGGTTGGCCTTCATAGAGGAAAAAGTCATGATTGGATCAACACTTGCAGTGCAAGAAGATGAAGCACAACACCGAGGAAAATGTGCTGAATTTATAGCGCAAACAGCAGCTGAGCTTGTGGCTGCGAGAGACATGGGCCGGGAGGAGGCGATTGGAGTTGCAACCGACTATTTACGCCAATCGAGCGAAGCTGATGGTGATGTAACAGGTGTAATAGCCTTAGAAAATAAATTACCTACTCCCAGTCGAAATATGCCACCTGCTCAGGTCGCGGCTATCGCGTCAGAGTTGCTGGGTGCGGCTCAAGATGCAGCTGACAATCTTTAAGGGAAAAAAGCATGCAAAAAAACAGTAGAAAAAATTCACGTATTGGTCGCAGAGCAAGAGCAGCTCATCAGGGCGTTAATAGCAAAAGATCAGGTCAACAGTGATGACGTAAACCGGCTCTCTTTCCATCTCGGGATTCTGTTTGGGGTCAGTGCGACGCTGCGGCGAGTGGATGTGGTGGAAATGACAGTCAGCGACAAGGAGCAAATTATTGCCTCCATTGAATACGCAACAGACAGCATAAAAAAAGAGGCCCATGAAGATCTCGAACGCCGCAAAAGAGGCGCCATGCAAACGTCGGAAATCCTTTGTCACTAAGCGAAACGGGTGCCTTGCAAAAGGAACACGCCCAGTTACATGAGTGGCTGCAAGCACAGGACAACTGATCGAGGAAAAGGACATGGGAAAGGCATTTTCTGAGCAAGCGGAGCGGTCGATAATCGAGGCGCCATACTGTCGGGTGGCAGTTTACCCAGCCGTTCGGGGATGGATGTCAGCAAGAGTACAGATTGAGTTTGCCAATACGGATGATGGGCTGGGCGTTGAAACTACCCCCGGCCGTGGTGGTGGCCATTACCTTGTAGAGGGCGCGACCGCTGAGGAGGTCGCCAAAGCGGCCAGCAAGCTGCGCGGAAAGCCGGTCGAAGTGGTCCACGTTGAATAGCCCGCATCAGCGGGCTTTTTGATACCCGGCTATCATCAAATCAGGCCCGCCACCTGGAGCATTACCGATGCCGCTCATCGAATCCGCAGATCTCGGCCTTTCGCCAGAATCCCCTATCAATCTGACCAATGCCGAGCTGGCTCAGCGTCTCAATGACCTGCTGCCGGCCCTGCCTCCCCTCTACGTCCCCCTCGTTCAGGAAGCCGCCGCCCGCCTTGTTGACCTTGGCGATTAGTAGTCGATCACCTGCGCCCTATCGAGCGTCATGGCCAGTTCACCGCTGGCCATGGCTTTGGCTACAGCGTTATAGCGGTTGGTGGCCCCGAGCTTTTTGGTGGCCGAGTTCAGGTGATGGGTGACCGTTCGCTCGGGTATGCCGAGGATGATGGCTATCTCAGCCGATGATTTACCCTCGCTGACCCAGAACAAGCAATCTGCCTCTACCACCTTCAATCCGGCATCACCCGGCGGCCTGCATGCTTTGACCGCCGCTTCCAGCACATAGGGCACCACCATGGCCAGTGTGGCCGCCATTTCGATGTAGAAGCCAGGTCTGCACCGCTCAGTGATGAAGCTCAGCACGCCATGCTCGCCCCTTGGGCCATGCAGAGGATACGAAACACCACTGCGCAGCCCGCATTTGGCTGCCTCGATCATCACATCCATTTGCTCATCGGTGCCGCGCAGATCGGCCCATCGAATTGGTGTGGTTTGCCGGCGAGCGGCTGCAACAACCGGATCCCTGGCAATCAGGCGGCCCCGGTTGTAGTGCTCAATCCATTCCTCTGGGCAGCTGTTGAGAATGCGGATCATGGGGCGCTGATGACTGACGGGGATGATGATGGCCAACCGGAAGTAGTCGAACCCGAGCGACTGGACCAGCTGCTCGATCTGGTTGGTCAGCTCATCGGGGTCTGTGATGTTATCCAGAGTCATCAGGCGCTCAATCAGGCCCTTTTCCATGTCGTGCTCCAAACTGGCAAAAAACGAGGCGCGGCACCTAGACAGTGCCAAGATGCGTTGTTGCTTGACACTCCTTGCTAGCCCAACGCCAGCGCAGGATAGAGCCGTTTTTGTGCCTGCACCAGACAAGAGCAGGCAAAGCACTTTTTGAGCGTGACATTTCGCTTTTTGTGCTGATATGTCACGGTGACACAAGTCACAAAAAGCACATTATAAGATAAAATATCTGATTTTGTGTTGTAACCGGAGGAACTTGGATGTACCTTTCCAGTCATGGTGGTGAAGTTGCAACAGCCCGCCAGTCTTCTTGAATCATCCCGTGCTCGCTTTTAAAGGCCCATCTCGCTGATGGGCCTTTTTTTTATGGTGCTTTATGTTCGAATTACTCCGCCGTCACACAGGCCAGTGCATCGCCTACGGCGGTGGGTTCTTCCTAAGTCTCTGGTCTGGCTTGGTGCAAGCCGCTGAAAAGGCTCTTTCTATCCCTCTCCCCGAACCAAGCGCCATGAATGCCTATGTAGGCATTGGTGGATTGGTGGCCATCTTCGGCCGCCTGGGCTTTGACATTTATGTGTATTTCGATAAGCGCCGCCGGCGCAAAGAGGAGGATTGATGGCAAAGCTGTTCCATGAGCTGCGCGGCCTGCGCAACAACAACCCCGGCAATATCGATTACCACGCATCCAATCCGTGGCAAGGGTTGGACAAGGACAAGCCGACTGATGGCCGATTCTGCCGGTTTATCAGTCCAGAGTACGGCATCCGAGCAATGGCTCGGGTACTTAAGAACTACACCAAGCGGGATGGCCTGCCTGGTGTTGGCGGCCCCGGGATCGATACGGTTCGGGAAGTCATCAACCGCTGGGCCCCGCCCAATGAGAACGTGACTTCTGCCTATATCGCCCAGGTGGCCAAGGCGTTGGGCGTCATGCCTGACACCCCCATCAACATCGCCGACAGGGCGGTGATGCTCTTGCTTGTCGAGTCCATCATCAGGCACGAGAACGGGCTGCAGCCCTACAGTGCCGAGCTGCTCCTGCTCGGCATTGATATGGCGTGAGGTGCAAGTGGATGGATTGAGTGTGGCCGAGCTGCTCGTGCAGGTGCTCGGCGAGAAGGCCGCCGCCTGGGTGGCGGTGGTGGGGGTCTGCCTGGTGGTGTGGTCGCAATTGCGAGCCGCCATCCCGCAGGCGTGGTGGGATAAGTTGCCCCGACCGGTGCTGGTTGTGCTGGATGTGCTGGCTGCGAACTGGGGGAGTGCGAAGAATGGATCCGGTACTGACCAGCGCATTGACTCGGCTCGCCCTGCTGGTAGCCGAGCAACTCCAAAGCTCCCGTGAGGCTGCGTACTATGCCGAGCAGGACTACAGGCGGGAGCAGGCGAAAGCGGCTCCCGCTGCTGCCTTTGCTGGCCTCTTCGGCCCTGCTGTTGGGATGTACGTCCCCGGTGCCAGCGCCGAACGCCAGCTGCTACACCACGCCCCCGCGCCTGGTGTGGATGACCAGCCCTGATGGGTGGGTGCATTTGCCGCCCGATGCCCAGGCTGAGTTGACAAACTGGATTACCGATGTGCGCGAGTGCATCAAGCAATGAGTAACGAGGCGCTGACTGACCGGCGACCAAGCAGCATCAGACATGATTGAACCTTTGGGCTCGACTGTGATGCCAGTGCCTCACCTAACGCAAAGGCATGAACTCCTTAACCTTGACGGACAGCGAGGGAGGGGAACCAACCTGGTGGAGTTCATGCCTTTGTGAGTGGCTGGCCAATGCTAGCGCCTTGCGGGTTCGCCCGCCCTAAGCAGCAGCGGCCAACCACCACAACCACCCCCTGGGTGAAAGGTACTCCCCCGGCCCCCCGGGCCACACGGGTCGGAATACCCGCATGATTTCACTACATATGAAACCCCAAGAAGTGAGGTTGTTGTTTTCATGTCAGAGCCATCAGACAAGGATCGCCCTGCGCCTGGCTGGCTGAAAAAATCCGACATGGCTGCAAGCCTAGGTATATCAGTGCAAGCCTTTGATAAGTGGGGAGTTAATCCAGTAAAAAGGATCGGCCGTAACGTCTATTTTGATGTGCGCTCGGTTGTGGATAACCGGATCGAGCACGCGATCCAAAAACACCAACCAACAGATCCTCAAGACATGGATGAGGATCAATTGGAATTCCAACGGTGGAGGCTCACCAAGGAGCAGGCCGATAAGGCCGAGCGCGAGAACCGGATCGCCGAGCGCCATCAGGTTCCGACCGAGTTTGCAACGTTCGCACTGTCGAAGATTGCCGCCAAGATTTCCAGCTTGTTCGATACCATCCCGCTAACGATGCGCCGCCGCTACCCAGAGTTGCAGACCAAGCACATCGAAGGAATCCAGCGCGAATTAGTGGAGGCTAGTAATAAGGCGGCTTCACTGGGGGATTTGCTGCCGGAGTACCTGGATGAATATATCGACAGCACAAGTAAGTAGCCTGGCGGCCGCAGTAAAGCTGGGTTTGTCTGCTCTGCAAAAGCCTCCTGTGCAGACTGCTGACGAGTGGATGAATGAAGAATATTACTTGTCAGTAGAGGGGTCATATCAGGAGGGGAAGTGGAAATCACTGCCGTTCCAGGTGGCCATCATCAACGCGATGGCTAATGACGACATTCGAGAGGTCAACTTCGTCAAGTCTGCGCGGGTCGGCTACACCAAGATGTTGCTCGGCGTGGCCGCTTACCTGCTGGAGCACAAGAAGCGCAACGGGCTGATCTGGCATCCCACTGATGGTGATGCTGAAAAGTTCGTCAAAAAGCACGTTGACCCCATGATCCGCGATGTACCCAGACTAAAGGCGCTAGCGCCCTGGTATGGGAAGAAGCACAAAGACAACACGCTGGAGCTCAAGCGATTCGCCAACGGGCGAGGGCTGGAGATCCGGGGTGGTAAAGCGGCCGCAAACTACCGAGAGGCATCGCCAGATTTCGGTATCTATGACGAGCTGGCTGCATTCGATGCTGACATCGATCACGAGGGTTCGCCCACCTTCCTCGGTGACAAGCGGATGGAGGGCTCGACCCACCCCAAATCAATCCGTGGCTCTACCCCCAAGATCGCGGGGCAATGCCAGATAGAGCGGGCGGCCAGCGAATCGCAGCACTTGATGCGTTATCACGTAAAGTGCCCGCATTGCCATGCTGAGCAGTACCTAAAGTGGGGCGGCCCCGATGCCGAGTTCGGCATCAAGTGGGACGGTAACGACCACAACTCGGCGTTCTATCTGTGCGAGGCAAATGGCTGCGCCATTCGCCAGCATGAGATGGATTACGAGACGGTGGAACGCTGGATCTGCGAGCGCACCGGCATCTGGACGCGGGACTCCATCGACTGGTTCGACAGTGACGACCAGCCGATCCCGCCTCCCGAGTCTGTGACCTTCCATATCTGGACGGCATACAGCCCGCTGACGACATGGGTGCGCATTGTCTCTGACTTCCTCAAGGCGAAGGATGACCAGGGCAAGCTCAAGACCTTCGTCAACACCACGCTGGGGGAGACATGGGAAGAAGAGACCGGCGAGAAACTGGAGTGGGAGGCGCTCGCCGCCCGCCGCGAGGTATGGCCGCACCCAGTCCCTGACGGCGTGCTCTATATCACTGTTGGAGCGGATACCCAGGATGACCGCTTCGAGTTCGAGATCACCGGCTGGGGCGTGGGGGAGGAGCACTGGGTGCTCGACTACCAGCGCCTGTACGGCAATCTGGCTCACGCGGAGATCTGGGATCGCCTGCACGAACAGTTCTCGCGTCAGTTTATCAAGTCCAGCGGTGAGGTGATGGATATCGGACTGGTGTTGATTGACTCGGGTGGTCACTACACCGACGAGGTATATCAGTTCTGCCGCCGCAATCCGCGCAAATACATACCAATCAAGGGGGCAACGGTGATGGGTAAACCCATCATCACTTTCCCGCGCAAGAAGAACAGACAGCGTGTTTACCTGTCCGAAGTGGGCACCGACACCGCCAAGGATGTGCTTTATGCCCGTCTGGCCGATGTGCCGCCATCGCTATCAGGGTCGCTGCCTGGTTACCGGCATCACCCTATCGCAGAGTGGGCAGATGAACCCTATTTCAAGGGGCTGACCTGTGAACGCAAAAGGCTGGAGTTTATCAAGGGCCGCCGCGTCTACCGCTGGGTTAACCCATCCGGCGCACGCAACGAGCCAACCGACTGCGCGGTTTACTCTCTGGCCGCCGTGCGTCTTGGTGTACAGCACAAAGGCTGGAGCCTTGTCGCTAGGGAGCGGCCAACCATCATCAATCACCCCGAGCCAGTATCCCGTCCACCTCCAAAGCAGGCTGCGACAGGTAACAGCTGGATAGGAACAAACTCAGGAGGCTGGCTGTGAAGCTGAACGATATCGACAGCATGATCGAGCTATACCTGCAGGCCGAGCGGGATCTGCTGGCCGGCAAGGTGGTTACTTTTCAGGGGCGCACCGTGACTTCTGAAAATCTCGCCGAGATCCGCCGTGGCCGGCAAGAGTGGGAGCAGCGGCGCGCCAAGGCGGCATCTCCCCGCCGTTCTCCATTTGCATTGGCGAGGTTCCCATGAGCGCCATGAACAAGCTGCTCGGGTTTATCTCGCCCAAGTGGGCAGCCGACCGTGCCCGTGATCGTCTGCGCCTTATGGCGTATGAGGCGGCTATGCCGTCCAGAACCCATCAGGCCAGGCGGGAACGGCGAGGCGCCAACGTGGCAACCCAGCAATCGGCGATCAGTTTGCGCGAACAGGCCAGAGCCTTGGACGAAAACCATGACATCGTGATCGGCCTGCTCGACAAGATGGAGGAGCGGATTGTAGGGGCTAAGGGCATCCAGATTGAGCCGCAGCCACGCTCTGTCGATGGCCAGTTGCTTGATGCGCTGGCCAAGGATATCCGGCGCCGCTGGGCTGCATGGTCGCTCAAGCCTGAAACCACCGGCACATTCACCCGCCCCGCTATGGAGCGGCTGGTCTGTCGTACCTGGTTGCGGGATGGCGAGGTGTTTGGCCGCCGCCTGCTTGGCACGATCAATGGGTATCAGCATCACTCTGACACCCCCTTTTCGGTGGAGGTTCTGGAGCCTGATTTCATCCCGTTCGACATGAGCAGCGTAGCGGATGGAGTGAGGCAGGGGATCAAGCTCGATGCCTGGCGCCGTCCGAAATCCTACTTTGTGATGTTCGATCATCCCGGCGAGATGCAGGGCTATCGCTATCGCACCAAGGAGATAGACGCCAGCGAGATGTATCACCTTGCTCTGCGCAAACGCCTGCATCAGCTGCGCGGGGTGTCGCTTCTGCACGGGGTGATCACCCGTCTGGCGGATCTCAAGTCGGTGGAGGAGGCGGAGCGCGTTGCTGCCCGTATCAGCGCATCGCTGGCCTTCTACATCAAGAAGGAGTCGCCAGAAGGGTATGAAGAGACTGAAGGGGCCACTCCGTTACCAGCGCGAACGATTGATATCGCTCCCGGCGCAGTTTTTGACGACCTTCTCCCCGGCGAGGATGTCGGTGTTATCCAGTCAAATCGGCCCAATACCGCCCTGAACATCTGGCGAGCTGGCCAGCTGCGATCATCCTGTGCCGGAACCCGCAGCCAGTACTCCAGCGTGGCCCGCGACTATGACGGCACCTATTCAGCCCAGCGGCAGGAGCTGGTCGAGGGGTGGGAAGGTTTCGCCGTGCTGCAGGATGAGTTCGTAGCCCGCTGGTCTCGCCCCGTGTTTCGGGACTGGCTGCTGGCCGAGACCCTGCGCAGCAAAGACCCGCTCCAGCTCCCGCCTGAGCTGGATATGAAAACCCTGTTTGATGCCATCTATCTGGCGCCAGTCATGCCATGGATTGACCCTGAGCGTGAGGCTAAAGGATGGCGGGCAATCATTCGTGGTGGCGCGGGAACCGAAACCGAGTGGATCCGCGCTCGCAACAAAAACCCTGACGAGGTTCGCGATCAGCGGGTTTCAGAGCTGGAGTGGGCCAAGCAACACAACATCGTCACTGATACCAACCCGGCCAATGACCCAGGAGCACAACCCAGTGAAAACCAACCCCCTGACAGCGGCGATCCAGACCGCGCTGATGCCAGCGCGAGCAGCGGCCGCCAGCGAACAACCCGCAGCCGATAACCAGAGCAACCGCAGCTGGTACACCATCAACGCCCTGTCAGCCCCGGAGCCAACGGTCGAGATCTACATCTACGACGTGATCGGCTACTGGGGTATATCTGCCCAGCAATTCATCAATGATTGCAAGGCCGCCGGCGTGTTTAGTGCCAAGCAAATCAGACTGCACATTCACAGCCCTGGCGGTGATGTGATGGACGGTTTTGCCATCTACAACACCCTGGCCCGCCTCACCTGCAAAATCGACATCTGGAACGATGGCATGGCAGCCAGCATGGCCTCGGTCATCCTCTGCCTGCCCAATGCCACTGTGCATATGCCGAGCAATGCCTGGGTGATGATTCATAAACCATGGTCTGGCTCGGTCGGCAACGCTGATGATTTGCGAGATACAGCAGACTGGTTAGACCGCAACGAGGCGCTGTTGCTCAACGCCTACGAGAAGAAAACCGGCAAGCCCCGCGAGGAGCTGGCCGCGCTACTGTCGGCAGAAACCTGGCTTGATGGCCATCAGGCTAAAGAGCTCGGCTTTGTCGATGTTCTGGAAGAGCCGATCTCGGCAGCCGCCTACGTTAACGAGAACAAAATGAAAGACTTCAACTCTATCCCGACCCCGGCCCGAGCGATGTTCGGCGCCAATGCAAACGCCGGTGCTACAGCCCCCGCGCCGGCCAATCCCGCCCCTGTCGCCGCTGTGACTGTTCCCGCGCCCGCGCCGTCCGCTCCTGCAGGCGATGATCCTGTTGCAGCCTTCAAGTTGCAGGAGCAGGCTCGCCGCAACGATATTCAGGATCTGTTTGCCCTGACCGGCGGTCGCTTCCCTGAGCTGCAGGCTGAGTGCCTGGCAAACATGGATATTTCTGCCGCCGCCGCCAAAGAGAAGATCAAGGCTGCGCTGGGCAATCCGGCCAGCCAATCCGGCCCGCTGGGTTCCAGCGTGCATATCCACGCTGGCAACGGCAATCTGATCGGTGACTCTGTTCGCGCCTCCCTGATGGCCCGTTGCGGTCATGCACAGGCAGAGTCTGATAACCGCTATGGCGGTTTCAATCTGCGCGAGCTGGCGCGAGCCTCTCTCGAGGGCCGTGGCATTCCGACCGGCGGTTTGTCTCCGATGGCATTCGTGGGGATGGCCTTCACCCATACCAGTTCTGACTTTGGCAAGATCCTGCTGGATGTGGCCAACAAGTCGGTGTTGCAGGGTTGGGAGAGTGCCGAAGAGACCTTCGACAAGTGGACGCGCAAGGGTACGCTGACCGATTTCAAAGTGGCCAACCGCATCGGCCTCAGCGACATCCCCAGCCTGCGCCGTGTCCGTGAAGGGGCTGAGTACAAACATGTCACCCTGAACGACACCGGTGCCACTATCCAGCTGGCAACCTACGGCGAGCTGTTCTCCATCACCCGTCAGGCCATCATCAACGATGACCTCGACATGCTGACACGAGTGCCAGGCCTGTTTGGTGCGGCGGCGCGTGGCACCATCGGTGATTTGGTCTATGCGGTACTGACCGGCAACGTCAAGATGCCGGATGGTAAAGCGCTGTTCCACGCCGATCACAAAAACCTGCTGACCGGTGCTGACTCCGCCATGGCGATCAAGGCGCTCTCTGCCGCCAAGACCTTGATGCGCGGCCAGAAGGCTGTCGGCGTAAACGACAAGCCGGGCCGCGCCCTCAACAT